TGTTAATTTACAATAGGTTTGTCAGTTGAGGCAAACCTATTTTTTATTGCGTTTGAAGGCTTGTCTTAACGGACAAGCCTATTTTTATTTTTCAAAGGAGGTATTGCGTATGCGTAACAGTAACGGACGCGGCAAGATCGGGAAGGAAACAATTTGTATTGGCGTTTATGTCCCGAAGGAAACGCACGCGAAACTCGTTGCCGCGGCGAAAGAAAAAGAGTTGACGTTAAGCGACATCGTGCGTATTGCAATTAGGGAATACGCCACCAAAGAAACAGAAAACAAGGAGTAACAAAATGAACACTATCAACCAAACCGACAAAGAATTAAAACGCATTGAGGCAAAACAGACCCTCGGACTTCCGTTGACGGCGCACGAAACCGCCTTGTTGGCACTTTACGGAACTACCGAGCAGAAACAGACGACGGACAACATTGCGGACGAAGAAAGTGCGCGCAAAGCAAAGTTTGTCGCCGAGTACCTTTCCTCGCTTTTGCGGGCGGCGGATATTAGGGTTGCAAACGCAAAATATTGGCGCGACCCCGAAACGGGCGAGGAAATTGTTACTATTACCTACGAAAGCGGATACACCCGCGAGAGGTGTGTAACGGCAGACTCTTTGATCGCCTTAACACTTGACACGATAAAAGGATTATGAAATACATTGCGTCGTTGTCGTTCGGGAAAGATAGCCTCGCGCAAATAATTTTGGCAAAACGACTCGGATTGCCGCTCGACGATGTGATTTATTGCGATATACGTTACACACGCGATCTATCGGGCGAAATGCCCGAAATGGCGCAATGGATACCAACAGCGGAAGAAATTTTGCGGCGGGAGTTTGGCGTACAAGTGCGGCATTTGACGGCGCAATATACCTTCAAAGATTACTTTTTTCGAGTCAAGTGCGGCGGAAAGCATAAGGGTGAAATTTACGGCTTTCCGTTCGTTATCGGCGCGTGGTGTAACAGCCGTCTAAAAGTCGAGGTAATCAACAAGTATCTCAACAGCGTAAACGACGACATCACCGAGTATATCGGCATAGCATACGACGAGCCGCACCGCTACGCGCGATTATTGGAAAAATCAACACAAAAGCGCGTTAAGCGTTCGATTTTATATGAAACAAAAACAACGGAAGATCAAGCATTTGCAATTTTCGAAGAGTACGGGCTTATTAGCCCGCTATATAAAACGGGATTGAAACGCGGCGGTTGTTGGTTTTGTGTAAAACAGAGCGTTGAAAGTTTGCGGCATATATGGAAATATCACCCCGAACTATGGCGCGAGTTGCGCGATTTGGAAAAAGTATCGAGATGTACAATCGGCAAAGGAATGACGCTCGCCGAGCGGGAAAACAAGTTTGTTGCGGAAAGTAAGCAAACATCAATATTTGATTTCTTGGAGGGCGGCGGCAATGATTGAACGCAACCACATATACAAAATGGATTGCCGCGAAGGGTTACGGGAAATGGCACGGGGGGGGGTACGCGTTGATTGCGTTATTACCGACCCGCCGTACCTTATCGAATACGCAACCCACCGACGGCAGGACAAAGAGCATAAGTTTTGTAAGACCATACAGAACGACAACAACCCGCAATTGATAATCGACGTTATACCGCTATTATACGATGTAATGAAAGACGACACCCCGCTTTATATGTTTTGCGGAAGTGATAAGGTGGATTTTTTCAAACAGCAGATCGAAAAGCGGTTTATCGTCAAAAACATCATTGTTTGGGATAAAGGCAATCACACGGCGGGCGACTTGGAGGCGCAGTACGGCAAACGGTACGAGTTTATCATATACGCCAACAAGGGACGCGCAAAGTTTAATCCCGATGTGCCGCGTTACGAGGACATTTGGAAATTTGCCCGCGTAACGGGAAAAGAGCAGATACACCAAAACCAAAAACCGACCGATCTATTGTCGCGCATTATCAACCAACACACGCGCCGCGGCGATTTGGTACTTGACCCGTTCGCGGGGAGCGGCTCGACGGCGGTTGCGGCGTATCGGCTACAACGGGATTATATCGGGTTTGAGATAGACGACGAATATTTCGAGGCGGGCAATAAGTGGCTCGCCGCCGTTCGGTCGCAACTATCCATATTTGATTTACTATAAAGGAGGCGCAAAAAAATGAAGGTTACAACGTGTAAAAGTTGCGGCGCAAAAATTGTGCGGATAAAGACGCAAAACGGGCGGTCAATGCCTTGCGACGCGGAACAAGTCGAATATCAAAAGAATTACCGCGGGTCGGCTCTTGTCGTTACAAAGGACGGAGAGGTTGTGCGCGGAAACATCATAAAGGACGGCGGCTCCGCTCTCGTCCCGATCGTGGACGGTATCGGGTATGTATCGCATTTTGCGACGTGCCCGAACGCGGACAAGCACAGAAGGACGCGGCGCAATGATTAACGAGGCGATGTTTTCAAGCAACACGGCGGAGTGGGCGACTCCGCAAGCGTTTTTCGACGAATTAAACAAGGAGTTTGACTTCACGCTTGACCCGTGCGCAACCCCGCAAAATGCAAAATGCGCCCGATATTTCACGAAAGAGGTTGACGGATTGGCGCAAAGTTGGCGCGGGGAGAGGGTGTATTGCAATCCGCCTTACGGGCGGGACATCGGCAAGTGGGTCGAAAAAGCCCACAACGAAACGCTTGCGGGGGGGGTACGCTCGTTGTGATGTTGATACCCGCCCGCACCGTGATGTTGATACCCGCCCGCACCGACACAAAGTATTTTCACGAGTACATATACAAGCGGCACGAAATACGGTTTGTCCGTGGTCGCTTACATTTCAACGAAAGCAAGGCGGGCGCACCTTTCCCCTCAATGGTGGTGGTAATGCGTCCGTCGGATAAATAAAAATCGGAGGCAGAAAAATGGAAGAAAACACCAACCAAACCAAACCGCAGTACGGAAAGATCAAAGAGGGCTACTTCCTTTGTATGCACGTCGGCGAAGGTACAGCGTCCGACGGTACACAATTCGAGGTGGCAACCACAATGAACGGCGCGCCGATGGTGCGCCTCGGAAAACGCGCCTTCATATTGTCTTGGCAAGAAATTTGCCAAATGGCAGAGGAGGCGGGGCTTTTTAACAAGGAGGCGGGCGATGTCGCGGACAAAAAATAGTTTTAGGAAAAGTAAGACGGGATACGTCTACACGGGCGACTTGCAAGAATGTATCCACGTCGCGGAGCCTCGCATTGCGAATTTGCACGCCGACGATAAGTACATCGAAAGAATGTACAAAGAGGCAAAGCGGCGTTACGAGGCACATTTCAAAGCGATTGAAACGGCGGAGGACTTTATTTATTGCGCCACCCGCAAATTAGAAGAACAGAAAAAGCAGGAAAAAGCGGAGTGAGGCGGCGGATATGGCGAACATCGAAAGGCACAAGCAATTATGCGAGCAATTGTCCGATACATACCAAAAGAAAAACGCCGACTACGGCGACTCGTTCGGCGAAACGTTTGCCGACCTCGGCATTATATCGGCAATCACGCGCATAGCGGACAAGTTTAATCGTGTTAAAAACCTTGCAAAGTTGCCGCCCGATCGGCAACGCGTAAAATCGGAAAGTATCACGGACACATTGCTCGATATGGCAAATTATTGCATTATGACCGTAATTGAAATCGAAAACCAAAACAAACAAGGAGGCGCAAACAATGAGTAACGATATGAAGATGTACAACGGGTACGTTGACGACGATCACCTTTACATCGACGAACAGCCCGCCGAGGCGGCGGGCAATAAGGCAGTATTTTTCCCGACGTGCCGTTTTTGCGGCAAACAGACGCTCCCCGACGCGGATTACGACAGTCAAGAAACGGCGAACAAGGCGGCAACGTTACATTGCGATTGCTACGAGGCACGGAAGTATCAAGACGAAATGGAAAAGATCGAGCGGCGCAAGGAAAACATCGCCCGCCTTCGCCAACGTCTTGACGACCTTATGAGTTATTGCGAAACCCACAACGTAACCCTCGACGACGGCACGCACGATCTTTTGTTGCGGTGCGGCGTTGCCGTCCTTGACGGCGCGATCGGCAAGGCAACGATCAATTGGGCGCGCCTTAAAATATCCTTCTCGCTCAACAACAAGGGCGTAATCATTATCGGGTACGCATACTCGGACGGCGGCAAAATCGAGGTGTGATATGTCGAAAATTATTGCCGTCGATTTCGACGGAACGCTATGCGAGCGCAAGTATCCCGACATCGGCGCGCCTATAACGCCCGTGATCGAATATGTAAAAGAGCGCAAGGCGGCGGGCGACATCATTATTTTATGGACGTGCCGCGTCGGTGAATACCTCGCAAGTGCGGTCGAATGGTGCAAACGGCAGGGGTTGACGTTCGATTACATCAACGAAAACGCACCCGAAAGGGTCGGGCGGTACGGCGGGGACACCCGCAAAATATCGGCGGACGAGTATATCGACGACAAGGCAAATCCGCCGTCAATCATTACAATACGGAGGTTTATTTCAATGACAAGCAAGCGCGCGAAGATCAACGCCGAAAGCGTTGCGGAAAACATATACGACGAGGTTGCGGCAATCATTGCAAACCACGCGGAGGCGGCTCCGTCCGCCGTTCGTGCGGGCTATGACGAATTGCGCGAGGGCATAGACGCGCTTTTTGAGGAGCAATACGGCATTGCGACCCGACGCAAGAACATCGAAAATATGACGTGGCAGGAAATCGCCGAAATTGCCGCCGCGGGCGAGGCGCAAAGACATTTTAAGATCGGCGATACAAAGGACATCGTGCTTTATACGGGCGAACGCGCGAAGGCAGTTATACTCGGATTTAATCACGATGTTTTATCGGAAAACAGACGGGCGGCGGATAAGACGGCGGGTATCACGTTCGGCTTAAAAGATTTGCTCGACGGTGAGTATGAAATGAACGAGAAAAACACCAACACGGGCGGGTGGGAAAAGTCGAAAATGCGCAATGTCTATATGCCGCGTTTTCTTTCCCTTTTGCCCGCAGATTTGCGGGACGCGATCAAGCCCGTTGTCAAATTGACGGGTACGGGCGGCGGATCGAACGATATAACATCGACCGACGACAAGTTATTTTTGTTTTCGCAAGTCGAGGTTTGCGGCGACGGTACATACACGGCAGACGGCGAGGGGGAACAATACGAATACTTCAAGGACGCGGCAAACGTCGTAAAGCGTCGCGGCGGCTCTGCCAACTATTGGTGGTTGCGCTCGCCGACCGTCAGCTCTAGTACCTCCTTTCGCTTTCGGTATATCTCCTCGACGGGCAGTGTCTACAGCGGCTACGCGTGCAACACCTACGGCGTGTCCTTCGGCTTTTGCGTTTAATCCCGCAATCATAAAATCGCCCGCCCGCGTGGCGGGCATAAGGAGGTAATGCGATGTCGAAGTACAAAAAAATAATGTTCGACAAAGGCATAATGCAAAAAGAGGTGTTGGATAAGGTGCGTTGCACCGACCCTCGCATTGACAAATCGCTTTTAAGTAAGATTGTCAACGATATATGTTTACCCACTCCGCCCGCGCTTGCGTGTATATGCAAATCGCTCGGTTGCGATGTGCTTGATGTGTACGACGTGCGGGAAATACAACTCGTACCGCCCGAACAGACGGCGGGAAAGGCGGTTGCAACCGCCACCGAAAGGACGCGCCGCCGTCGGGCAAGCAACGATTTTTACAACCTTACCGTTGAAATTCCGCGCGATCTCGCGGAGCGTGTTTTTTCAAAAAATGCGTTGCGCAAGTTGGGATATTTGAGCAAGACCGATTGCGTCCGCCGACTTGTCGAAGAACTCGACGCAAAGTTATCGGCAATCGTGGCAAAAGAAAACGCCGCCGACGGCGCAGACGCGCCGCAGGGCGGCAAAGAGTAAAACTACATATAAAAAGGCAAAGTAAAAGGGCTATCGCAATTGGCACTTGACGATAGCCCGCAGTTGACGAAAAAACATCAACCAAACCTATATGTATTATAGCATATTGGAGGTGGATTGTCAAAACTTTTGCAGGGTACAACGGTGCTTTTACGTCCTCGTAATGAAGTATTATCTTGACGACGAAGGTAAAAGATCGGGTGATTAAAGTTTTGTGTTTTATTCCGTCGCCTTGACCGTGTAAAAGCACGTCGGCAAGCAAAGTCAACGCCCCTCGAATTTTCGCAAGAAAATTTTTGCGTAAGCAAAGGGCTTGACTTATACGCTTGCCGTAAGTGCTACGGTCAAAGGCAATGCGACGGATAAACACAAAACGCCACCCGAACGAGAGGCGCGCCCCGTTGGGAGGGATATGCAAGCGGCGCACGGCGCGTCAGCGTGTTATATTCCTGAGCCTTGCGGGGTTTGCAAGGGGCAAGACCCCTTGCGTACTTTGTCTTTTATTTTGCGCAAAAATAGGAGGCACAGAATGGCAAAGCACATAATCGACCCGACAATGTACGATTACGACGAGATATTTGCGATCGAGGAAGAACGGGAGGCGCGCTTGCAAGCCCTTGAAGATCGCCACATCGTGCATTATCGGACAAAGACAATCAAGAGCGGCAACGTCTTGGAATGTGAAATATATCCCGTATGGGACACGGCGCGCTCGACAGAACGTGCGCGCAAGCAAAAGACGACCCGCGAGGCGCAAAAACGCCTTAACTACAAAAACGCCGTTAAGAACATTGTGCGGCTTGTAAATACCAACTTTACGGACGAGGACATTTGGGGTACGTTCACATACGAAACGAGCAAATTGCCGAAATCCGTTGCGGAGGCGGACAGAACATTTGCAAATTTCCTTCGTCGGTTAAGATACCACGGGAAACGGCTCGGTTTTCCGCCGCTCAAATACGTTTTTTGGACGGAGTTTGAGGACGACGAAAAGAAAGGCAAAAAACGCGTACATCACCACATCGTAACAAACTTCCCCGACCGCGACCTCGCGGAGCGGTTATGGAAAGGGGGAGCGCGCAAACAGACGCGCCGCTTGCAGGCAGACGAAAACGGGTACGAGGGTATGGTACGGTATTGTATGAAAGACCCGCGCGGCACAAAGCGGTACAAAACGTCGAAAAACTTGCAAAAACCGCAAATCACGGTTGCCGACTACAAGTTTACGCGGCGGCGGGTAAATCGGCTTGTACGCGGCGACAGCGACCCGCACGGGGTGTTTGAGCAGATGTACAAAGGGTATCGCCTTACGGATTTTACCCACAAAACAAGCGAGTACGTTACGGGCGCGTACATATACGTCAAAATGGCAAAGCAGAAAGAAACGGGAGGCAAAGCAAAGCGTGAAATACATCGGGAGTAAAGCGAAAATTGCGGCGGACATCGTGCCGATCTTGCAAGGGTACATAAACGAGTACGGCATAAAGCAGTACGTCGAGCCGTTCGTGGGAGGGTTTAACATAATCGACAAGATCGAGTGCGAAAACCGCCTCGGAAACGATATTGACCCGCTTGTTTGCGAACTCGTCGAAACTTGCCGCGAAAATCCCGCACTTTTGGACGGTTTGACGACACCGACGCGTGAGGAATATTACGACGTGCGGGACAAGCCCGAAAAATATGCGGGTTGGTATCGGGCGGCGGTGCTTTTGTTTGCGTCGTACAACGCGCGCGTGTATGGCGGGTGCTACGGAGCGGTCGCAACAACAAAGGACGGCACGACGCGCAACTACTTCGAGGAAAGCAAGGCGAATTTCAAAAAGCAGTTGCCGAACTTGCACGGCATTTTGGTCGGGTGTTGCGACTATCGGCAAATGCGCTTTCCGACGTGCGAAAAAGTGCTTATTTATTGCGACCCGCCTTATGCGGAAGGTGTCGGATACGCAAAACATTTCGATACCGCCGCGTTTTGGCAATGGTGCAGAGAACGCGCCGCGGAAGGACATATCGTCGTTGTCAGCGAATACGCCGCACCGTCCGATTTTACTTGCGTGTGGGAGCGGAGCGTAAAAACGCACCTCAACAACCGTGTAAAGCACGATCGCGTCGAAAAACTATTTGTGTACGGAGGCGGGCAATGGCAAAGATAATCGAGGTCAAATGCTTGCCCGAATATTTCGAGGCGGCGCGCGTCGGTATTAAGCCGTGGGAATTGCGCTACGACGACCGAAATTACGCCGTGGGCGATTTGTTGATTATGCGTGAATGGAAAGACGGGAAATACACGGGGCGGCGGCTCACGGGCAAAATAACGTACATTTTGCGCGACTTCGCGGGGCTTGCCGACGGGTGGGTTGTATTAAGTATCAAGCGATTTACGGGAGGTAAACGAAAATGACAAGAATTATCGGGCTTTTGTACATTATCGCGCTCGTGGTATGCGTCGTGTGCGTGCCGCTTTCGGCGATCTTGATAATTTGCAAATTGTGCGCCGCGACCGCCCTTTCGTGGATAGGTTGTTGCGTGCCGCTTATTGTCGCGCTCGCTTTCACGCCGATATTGATTATCACGAAATTATTGCTCGACATAGGGGAGGGAAAATAATGCCGAAACAGTCAAAAAACGGCGCGTCAAAGGACGCGGAAAATAAAAAGCCGAAAAACCCGCGTAAAACCAACGCGGGCGGCGGCACTTCTGAAGGTGGAGAAAAAAAGCGGGGGTGCCCGTCCGAGTACGCAAATAAGGTAAAACCTTATTTGGCGGATATTGCGCGGTACGCTCGTTGCGGTGTAACCGAAGGACAACTTTGCGAATATTACGGCGTGGGTAAAACGTCGTGGGCGAAATACAAAAAGGAAAACCCCGAACTCGCCGAAACACTTTGTAAGGCAAAGCAAGAATTTAAGACGGAACTCATAAACAACGCCTACAAAGTGGCAATGGGCTACGAATACACCGAAGAAACCACGGAGGAGATCGTGTCGAAAAGCGGCGTTGTTATTGGTACAAAAACAAAGCGATATACACGCTATGCAAAGCCCGACGCGGGAATGATACAATTTTTGCTTATCAACCGTTTTACGGACGATTTCGCCCGCGACCCGCAGATCGTGGCGTTGCGTAAAAAGGCGTTGGAACTTGCAGAACAAGGCAAGTTGCCGCCCGACAGCACGGAGGGAATATAATGCCGCTCGACCCGATACACGCGTTTTATTGCCGCAAAGATTATTTGGACTTGGCGCAGGCTTGCAAGATAAAGAGCGGCGGCGTGTGCGCCAAATGCGGCGGCGTGTTCGATATATCCGAATTGCGCCCGCACCACAAAGTGGAATTGACGCTCGACAATATCGACGACGTGAACGTTACGCTCAATCCCGACAATATCGAGGTACTATGCCACGATTGCCACAATGCCGTGCATAAACGCTTTGGTTATGCGGTCGGCGCAAAGCACGTTTACCTTGTCTATGGCTCGCCGTGTGCGGGCAAAACAACGTATGTAAACAGCGTTGCAACTCGCAACGACTTGATCGTTGACCTCGACAAGATACATCGGGCGATATGTATTTGCGGGCTATACGATAAGCCCGACGCAACAAAGCGCGTCGCTTTCAATGTGCGCGATTATTTGCTCGACGAGGTGCGAACGGCGACACCTCGCCGCAAGTGGCAGGACGCGTACATTATCGGCACATATCCCGATAGGATTGACCGCGACGTGTTTGTGCAGGACTACGGCGCGGAACTTGTACACATCGACACGCCGAAGGAGGAGTGCGTCAAGCGCGCGTATCAAGACATCGAGCGGTCGAGCGTCCGCGACGCGGTGATCGGGTGGATAAATGCGTATTGGGAACGATACCGCGAATAATTTTACTCCCCCCACCGAGAAAAAATTTTTGAAAATGCAAAAAGACTCCACGCCGCAAGTCGTTTGCATACACACCGAAGTTTTGACTTTTTTCTCAAAAAGTTTGCAAAACAAAATAGGAGGCGGCAATGGCAGGAAATACAAAACAGAAACGGCAAAACATAGCGGACACGGAATATGCGCGCCTCGTCGGGCTTTATCGGGCGGCGGGCGTTGACGACATCAAGTTGAAAATCAACGACTCGCTTATACGCAAGGTTGCGGAAACGTTCGCGGTGTTGGAGTCGATAAAGGACTTGCCGACGATTATTTACAATCCGCAAAACCCGTATGTACAACGCGAAACGGCGGCGGGAAAAGCGCGCGTAAAGTATATGGCACAATATACCTCGGCAATGCAAAAGTTAAACAAAGAGATGTTGGGGACGCTTGCCCCCGACGACGAGGGCGGGCTTGACGACTACGAATAACGCCGCCGAGTGGCTTTTGATAAACCCCGATATTGTGCCTATTACGGGGTGGCAGGTGTTAAACGAAACCGTCGGCGGACGGCATAGTTACTTGATCGAGTATTACAAGGCTTGCCGCGCGGGCGACATCGTGATCGGGCGGGAATTAAAAACCGAACTCGAAAGCCTTATGCAAGACATCGTTTATCACGGCGACATTTACCGCTTTGAACTCGAAGGCGCGCACAAGCGGATTGATTTTATCGAACGGGAGATCAAGCACTTTGAAAGCCCGTTTGCGGGTAAGCCGTTTATTTTGACGCTCAACCAAAAAGCCGTGGCGGAGGCGGTGTTTGGCTTTTATGTCTTTGACGACGAATTGCTCGGCGGCGGGCGTTGGGTACGGCGGTTTAAGGAGGTGTTGCTCCTTATCGCCCGAAAGAACGGCAAAACGCCTTTCACGGCGGCATTGACGCTTGCCGAGTGGTTTTGCGGCGAGGCAGGGCAAAAGGTAATGTGTGCCTCCAACGACTACGAACAAGCGGGCTTGATATTCGATTGCATAAACAACTTCCGCGAAGAGTCGCGGGCGATGTCGCGTGTTACGCGAAAGAATATAAAGGGCATATTTTTCGGCAATCCGAAACAGCGAAAAAAGACAGGCAAATTTTCCTCGCAGAACAAGGGCGCGATCAAAAAGATGTCCGCAAAGTCGGGGGCGAAAGAGGGGCGCAACTTAAAAATCGTAATCGTGGACGAAGTACACGAAATGAAAGACCGCTCAACGGTAATGCCGCTCCGTTCGTCGCTAACGACGCAGGACGAGCCGCTTTATTTTGAAATCACGACGGAGGGTATCGTTCGGGACGGATACCTTGACGAGCGGTTGCACGAGGCGCGCCGCGTCTTAAAAGGGGAACTCGACCGCCCCCGTTGGCTTGTATGGCTCTATACGCAGGACAACGAGGCGGAGGTGTGGAACGACGAGCGCAGTTGGGCGAAATCAAACCCGATGTTGGGCGTTGTCAAGAAAATATCCGAGTTGCGTGATCTTGTTGAAGAGGCGCGCCACAACGGCGCGCAACGCGCTTTCACGCTTGCAAAAGAGTTTAACATCAAACAACTTTCCTCGCGGGCGTGGCTACGCGAGGCGGACATTATCGAGTGCGACGGCACGTTTGATATTGCCGATTTCGCGGGGTGTTGGTGCATTGTCGGCGTTGACCTCGCGGAAACAAACGATCTTTGCGCTTGCACGTTTTTGTTTATGCGCCCCGCCGACCCCGTGAAATATCTTTACACGATGTACTTTGTAACCGAAGTCAAGGCGGGCGACGGTCAAGCAACCGACAGTCCGACGAACACAGAAAAGAAAGACTACAAGCAATGGGCGGCGGAAGGGCTTTGCCGTATCGTTAAAGGCAATGTAATCGACGACAATGTTGTTGCCGAGTATATTTGGGAAATATACCAAACGTACAAAATCCGTCCGTACCGTGTGGGGTATGACGAGTGGCACGCAAAAGAGTTTGCGAAGATCGTAAAACAACGTTTTGGCGAAAATGTTTTAACAAAAATCAAAATGACATACGAGGGGTTAAACACGCCGACGCGAACGGTCGAGGAAGATTTGCGGGCGCGGCACATCAACTACAACCGCAACGAAATATGCGCTTGGAACTTCCGCAATACGGCAGTCAAGCACGACAATAAAGGCTTTGTAATGCCCGAAAAAATAAGCGGGTACATCGGCAACAAGATCGACGGAACGATGTCAAAAGTGATTGCATACGCGGCATTGCGCGAGTGTAAAAGCGCATTTCTTTCAAAAATCGGAGCGTAATTATGGACGAACGGAAACGACAAAATAAGCAATACCAACGCGAGGTGCGTTGCCCGATACACAACAAATTGCTCGGAAAGTACGACGCGCGCGTCGGCGTAATAAACGTTACATACTTTTGCCCGCTTTGCCGCCGCGAGTACACTTTTACCATAAAACGCGACCCGAAAACCGACGAAAAGTAAAATTTTTTCGATTTATTGTCATAAGGTATTGACTTCGTATTACGAAACGGGTATAATGAAGGTAAAATTGAATATGTGCGTACTATCCGCCGCATTGCGGCGAGTACCCCATTTTTGATTTAAGGTCAAAAACAAGTGGGTCGATATTCTACCGAGAGGCATTGCGCCTTGTCGGAAATATCGGCTCACTTTTTTATTTTGCCAAAAGGAGGTAAAAGGCTTGTCAACACTTAAAAACGCGATACAAGGTTTGCTCGGTTGGGATAAGGCGAGCGCATATAGCCGTCGGCTTTTCAACGCAAATAATATCGTGTTTACCTCGTTCGGCAATAATATACACGTTAGCGACATCGTAAAAACGGCGATACACCGCGTCGCGGAGGAGGTATCGAAGTGCAACTTAAAGTCCGTAATCGAACGACAAAACCCGCACCGTATCGAGGTGCAGGACGACAGCATTAACACGGTGTTATCGGCGCGCGTAAATCCGCTTTGCGGCATAAAAGACTTTTTGTACAAGGTTGCGTGGCTTACGCTTGTAAATCGAAATTGCTTTATTTATTGGCAGTACGACGAGGTGCCGATCACGGTAAACGGAGTGCAATACGTCAAACGCATAACGCGGGGGTTTTACCCGATCGAAACCGCCAACGTCAAGTTGTACTATTCGGACGCGGGCGAAATGCGCATTGAGTTGTCAAACAACGGCGTTACGTTCGACTTGCCTTACGGCGACGTAATCCATATCCGCCTCGGATACGGTCAAAACGCATACTTGGGCGGCGGTGTAAGCGGCGGCGGGGAATACAAGGAACTCCTCGGCAACTTGCAGACAATGCACGTTATCAAAGAGGCAATCCCGAAAACGTTGCAAGCGTCGCTATCGCTTAAAGGCATTTTGACAATGAAAACCGTTGCGGACGCGGACAAAAAGGAATTGACCCGCGAGGAGTTTGAAAATCACCTTTTCAACTCAAAGTACGGAATTGTTGCAACGGACTACGAAAGCGACTTCACCCCGCTCAATATCAGCGCAACGGACATACCGCAAAACATCTTGACGTATTTGCGCGACGAGATATTGTCGCCGTTCGGCGTATCCTTGCCGATCTACCTCGGAAAATACACGGACGACGAATACACGGCATTTTATCAAACGGCGGTGGAGGGGTTGCTTGTCGAAATTGCCGAGGCAATGAAAATCGTGCTTTTCACGCCGCGCCAACTCGCATACGGACACACGATCAAGTACTACGATAAATTGGTGCAATCGCTTTCCTTCAGCAGGCGGCAGGAAATCGCGGAAATGACAAAAGACGACGCGCTTTTGTCCCGCGACGAACGGCGCGAATTGCTCGGATATGAACCCGACGGACAGCCGACGCGCGTATCCCTCAACTACATTGACGTGTCGATTGCAAATCAATATCAAATATCGTCGCTCGCACAGGGCAAAAAGCCCGCCACGGCAAAGAAGGAGGAGGAATAATGCTCGAAAAGTATATCGAACAATTAATCGCGCCCGCAACAATCTTTCGGCGCGCGGGTGAAGGGCAGGGCGCGACGGTTGACCCGCTCAAAGGCATAATCGAAGGTTGCCCGATTGTCTTTGAACAGCGCACCGCGATCGGCGATTACTTTTACGAGGTAATCGACGCGCACGCGCTCGACGGAGCGGACTTGTCCGACATCAAATTTATGGTAAACCACGACGACGGAATGATACCGCTTGCACGCCACAGACGCGGCAAGCGTTCGACAATGGATATTTCCGTCGATAACGTCGGTATGCACATCAAAACAACCCTCGACATCGAAAACAATGCGACCGCCCGCGAACTATGCTCGGCGGTTACGCGCGGCGACATCGAGGATATGTCTTTTGCGTTCGGTATCGTTGTATCGGGCGCGGAATGGAGCGACCTTGAAAGCGAAATGCCGACAAGGCGCATTACACAAATATCAAGGGTTTTCGAGGTGTCCGCAGTCAATGACGGCGCATACCCGCAAACCTCGATATATGCCCGCTCGGCGAGCGCGTTGGATAACGAAAAAAGGGCGTTGGATAACGCCCGCGCCGCCGCGTTGGATAACGAAAAAGAGGAGCGGCAAAAAGCGCAAGCGGCTTTACGGCTTGAAATCGAAAAATTTTTATTTTTGGAGGAGCAAAAGCAGTTATGAACATCAAAGAACTTTTGGAAAAGCGCGCCGCCCTCTTGGCGGAGTTGCAGAAACCCGAAACCACGGCGGAACGCTTTGCGGAAATCCGCTCCGAGGTTGACAAGATCAATTTCACAATCGAACAGCTCAAAAAGGACGACAGCGACAAACGCGCCGAAGAGGCAAGAAAGGCGGCGGAAGAGGCAGACGCACGCGCCGCAAGACTTCCCAACAAGGGCGGCGTGATTTACGATCAGGGCGAGGCGCAGACCAACGAAAAGCGCGCCGCAGAAAAGGAAGAAATCGAAAAGCGCGCAAAGGCACTCAAAAACGGTGAAAAGGTCGCTATCGAAATGCGCGCCGCCGTTGCGTCGGGCAGTACCGCCCTCGGAACGGCTACGAGCGGAACGCTCAACCCCGCGTTTGAACAGGTCGGAACGCTTGACACGCTCGTCAATGTCGTACACCTCGAAGGCGCAGGTGCGGAAAGTTACAAAAAGCCGTTCGTCAAGGCTTACGGCGAGGGCGTAATCGCGGAAGAGGGGAAAGCCCCCTCAACGTCCGCCGAGCCTACTTTCGACTATGCCGACATCAACAAAGTGAAAATCGTCGCGTATGCCGAGGTCAACGAAGAGGTCGAAAAACTCCCCTCCGCTAACTATATGGCAGAGGTGGACGCGGCAGTCGTCGGCGCGTGGCGCAAGAAACTCATTTCGCAGATCGTCAACGGAACGGGAACGGGCGAACTTGTCGGCATTACGAACGCGCCCGCAAAGGTGATCGAGGCGACACAGCGCAAGACGATCGCCACGATCGACGAAAACACGCTCGACAACATCGTTTTCGACTACGGCGGCGACGAAGAGGTCGAGGGCGACGCAACCCTTATCCTCAACAAACTCACCCTCAAAGAGTTTGCAAAGGTCAAGGGGTCGGACAAAAAGCGCGCATACGAGATCGTCGTGCGCGGAAATTCGGGTACTATCAACGGTATTCCGTTCGTATGCACGAGCCGTCTTGCGGCGTTCGGCAACGTGGAGGAAGGCAAGCCCTATATGCTTTACGGCAAACTGAAGGGCTATGAACTCGCATACTTCACCGCGCTCGACGTCGAAAAGTCCACCGACTACAAGTTTAAGGAAGGCGTGATCGCGTTTAAGGTCGTCGGCTTTGTCGGCGGCTCGCCCGCGATGTGGAACGGCTTTGCAAGCGTGCAGAAGGCGGCGGCAAGCACGGGCGGCGGCTCGCAGGGAACGGAAGGACAGGGTTAAAACAAGTTTTGCGTGCGGGTCGCCGAAGTGGCGATACATAATCGGTAAACGATCGGAGGTTATCAATGCAAGAAGTTGATAAAATACTTTTCAAATTGGGCTATCTTGACAGCGACCCGCACAAAAAACAAGAAGTACAAGGTTACATCGACGAGGCGGCGGAGTTTATGCTCGAAAGCGGCGTGCCAAACGAAAGATTGACAACGCAACGCGCCTATGCCGTAAAATCCATTTGGGCGGACTATCGGGACAAGGGCGACGATGAAAAACTTATCAAAAAGGACGGTATGATCGTTGCGCTTATCTCGCAATTGCGGAGGTAGCGTATGGCAGATCAGCGCGTAAAACGCAAGAGAACGCTCATAAAGTTTGCCGTGCAATGCACGGAATACGAGGAGGGGAAAGGCGCAACAACGTCGTGGAAACCTATACAAGCGCAGATCGGGACGGACGAGAACGGTGCGCCGATAATGACGGATTGCTTTTATTGCGAATGGCTCGGCAGTTACGGAGCAACAGCGATACAACAGCAGTCCGACGGCGTTATCCGTCCCGCCCGTGTGCGTATGCCGTATGTAAAGCGCGTATATGACGCACTCATTACGTCGGACGTGCGCATTTACTTGCACGGCATAGCAGACGACGCGCACACGTTCGGGCTTGCGTCCGCGGCGGACAACTATATCGAGCAAAACAAAATGCTTGAATTTCAAGTAAGAAAATACGAGGTGCGGTAATGAGTGTGCGGCAGACAGTACAAGCAAAATTGGATAAGGTGCTTTTGCCTTACGGGATTTTGTCGCACCACCTCCGCCGCGTCGAGGTTGATAAGATCAGCGGCTCGACCGTGAAAGTCAATCAAGACGAGTACGTTGTTTACCGCGTCGTATCAAGCAGGGGCGGGGCGCACGGCGACGGGCACGCGCAAATCGTCCGCTATTACGTCGATGTAAACTACTATTACGCATACGAAAAGACCGACGAGCGATTTGTGGACGCGGAAAATCGCATAAAGCAGATTATCGCGGAGTTTACGTCCGATAAGCGTTTTTGTGTGGCGAACGGGGAAAGCGACATATACGATCTTGACAATCCGTATCGCGGCATAAACGTCGAGTTTTTGTATGTGGAGGCGGTGAAAAATGGCGGATAAGATTACAACAAGCCGCTTTTCGCTTGAAGAATTGCCCGACGCATTAGAGCAGATATTGACGGAATACCAAAGCGCAATGTTTGACACGCGGCAAGAGGCGTTGCAAGCGGGCGCGGAGGTTTTCAAATCGGCGGTGGAAAGCGCAACGCCGCGCGATACGGGCGAAATGGCGCGCTCTTGGAAAATCAAAACGAAGTACAAAGACCGCCGATACGTCGGTAATACGCGCGTTGCAAAAGGGGTTGTACATCGCAAAACAAAAGACGGGTCGAAAGGCGAGGCGCGCGAAGGTGTGCCACTTTCAAACGTGTTGGAGTATAGCGAGAAAAGCCCGCATTACGGCTTTATACGCCGTTGTTTTGACAGCACAGAGCCGCAAATTTTTGCGGCTATCAAAAAAACACTCGACAATGGAGGTAAACAATAATGGATAAAAAGACACTTGTCCGTTTTAACGTGCAAAACATCAAGTACGCTTTGCCCGACGGCGAGGGCGGCTACGCAACCCCCGTTGCATACGGCACGGCTATTTCAATGGCATTGGAACCCGACTCCACAACCAAAGTCATTTACGGCGACGGTCGCCGTATTTGCTCGATTGCGAACGAGCGCGGAAAGACGGGTACAATGGGTACAAACAACGTATCCGACGACTACGAGATCGCAATGGGACGCAAGATCAAGACGGCGAACGGACTCGCGGAAATCAAACAGCAACGCCTCTTGTCGCACGCGATCTATTTTGAAACGTGCGGTATTGACGAGGAGGGCGGTATGCCTATCGCCAAAACGTGGCTTTATGGCGTAACGTCGCCGACGCGCCCTTCCGAGTCGTTCGACCAAACGACCGACGACATCAACGAGTCGTCCTTCGAAACCGCGCTTGAAATTGCGGGCGTACCGCTCAAAAATTCCGACGGCACGGTTTACAAGGACGAAAAGACGGGGCAGGACGTGATCGTTTGGCAAATGACCGTAACGCCCGCCGACGAAGGATTTGCAACGTTCGGCGACGAGGTTGTGTTGCCCGAAATGCCCGCGACGGAATAAGGGAGGCGGGCTATGATAAAAACAACGTTGCCCGTCGTCGAAAAGCAGATTGACGCAGAAGGCAAACTCGCCGTAAACAAGAAAAACATCAACGTGGCAATCGACACGTCGTTGTTTGCCGAGGAGCGGTGGGAACAGAACTTCCCGCACAACGCAAAAAACGAAACGCTCTTTGCGTATATCGAGCGAATGAAAGCCGCGGGGGCGATCGAAAACAAGGCATATATCCTTTCCAACCTTAAAGCCCTTTATTGCTTTATGGAGGGGAGCGACATACCCGATTTCAAATCGTTTTGTCAACTTTTCGACCTCGCCGACGGCGAATACCTTAACGAACTTATCGAAAAGATAAAGTTTGTTTTTGAGGTCGTTTTGAACGGGAGTACGGGTACGGCAAAAAACTCATAGCGCACAGTCAAGAACTTTTGCGGTTGTACGACAAAATCAATCCGAGGAAATCGCGCAACCGCAAAAACGACTTGATTGTGCCGAGGTACATTACGTTAATGCAAAAATGCGTCGAGCATAAAATACAAGATTGTTTTATCCGCAACACGCATTTTACCGACCTTTGCATTTTGCTTTACGCTCTTGACATTGCGAACATCAAAGCGGCGTTAAAGCGCAAGGCGGCGGACAAGAACAAAAAACGAAACGTCGAGGTACGCGATATTTCGCAAGCGGAGGCGGTCAAATTCTTAAAAGGAGGCGGACAATATGGCGGACAACATACGCGGCTTAACAGTTGAAATTGCCGCAGACGCAACCACATTTAACAAGCAAATGCGGGAATTGCGCTCCGAGGCAAAGTCGTCGCAATCCGAATTGAACGCACTCCAAAAGAGTTTGGAACTCAAATTTGATAGTGCCACTTTCGAGCGCGCGCAAAAGGTAGCCCAACAGGCGATTGACGAAACCGCAAAAGCCGCGGAAACCTTGCGCGCGCGTTTGGCATTTTTGGAGCAAAGCGGAAACGCGGACACGACGGCGTACAAAAAATTGCAAACCGAGTTGGCGCAAACGGAATTGCGCGCACAGCAACTCGAACAGCAACTCGAAAATATAAACAAAATCAAGTTTGACGCTATCGCAAAAAACGTGTCCGAGGTCGGAAACGCAATATCGGCGGCAGGGCGCGCCTTAACGCCGTTTTCGACAGCGGCGGCGGGCGCAATAACAGGACTCGGCGCGCTCGGCGTAAGCGCGGCAAGCACGGGGGCGGAAATAGACGACCTATCAAATCAATTTGGCGTATCGGCGGAAACCATACAAGAGTGGCAGTACGTCGCGTCGCAACTTGGTGTTGATGTTGAGTATTTCAATCGTGCGCTAATCCGTATGCGCGCGGCAATGGTCGATCTATCGTCGGGCAAGACAAGCGCGGCGACGGAGGCTCTTTCCGCGCTTGGGCTTGAAATGTCGCAGTTTAACTCCTACGAGGAAATGTTCGACGGCGTAATGAACGCGCTCGCAGGAGTGGAGGACGAAACATTGCAAGCGGCGTATGCAAACGAAATTTTCGGCGATCGCATTGCAAATCAAATGTTGCCGTACCTTAACGCGGGGACGGAAGAAATTGCAAAGTTTAAGGAAGAGTTTGCGGGTATGAGCAGTCTTACCAACGAACAGGTGAAAGCCCTCGCAGAACTCGACGACACTTTCAATTTGTTAAAGCAGTCGATACAATACGTCGGATTGCAGATCGGAGCGTCGTTGCAACCGCTTTTACAGTCCCTTGCAAACGTAATCAACAACTCGATCGTGCCGCGCTTGCAAGCCCTTGCGGAGTGGTTTAATTCGCTTACGTTGGAACAGCAAGAATTTGCCGCGAAGGCTCTTTTGGTGGTTGCCGCCCTTGCGCCGCTTACTCTCGGTATTGGCAAGTTGGTAACGACCGTCGGGAGTTTAATAAAGGCGATACCGCAACTTCAAGCGGGGTTGTCCGCGCTTGCGGCGCACCCTATCATTTTGATAATTGCGGCGGTCGCGGCGATCTTGCTCGTGCTTTATACGCAATGCGAGGCTTTCCGCGAAAGCATAAATAACCTCGTCGGGCTTTTGGGTAGCGCGTTACAACCCGTCCTCGATGTGATAATGAACACGCTTAATACGCTTATCGGGCTATTGTCGCCGATCATACAGTTGGTCGGGAACATACTCGCCCTCGTTGTCAATATGGTTGTGGACGCATTATCGCCGTTTTTCGATATGCTCAATATGATTTTTCAATTGTTGCAACCGTTGATCGAGGTCGCGCTTATTCCGTTGCAAATCGCATTGTCGGCGTTGCAAGTGCCTTTACAGGTGATCGGGCAATTGCTCGGTTGGCTCGCGCCGCTATTTCAAGTTTTCGGCAATATTGTATCCGCCGTTTTCAAAGGCGTTGTTGCAATTATAAATGTCGTGCTTGGTGTTATCGAGGACGCGGTTAATTTCGTAATCGGTATTATAAACGGACTCATTGACGGAATAAACGGCGCGCTCGGTTGGCTTGGCGTTCACATCGACCGTATTGCGGAGGTAAAGTTGCGGATTGACACAACCGAGATCGACGATATGAACGATGTAAACGCGATTATCGACACAACCCCGCCCGTAACGTCCGACGGCGGAACGACGACGGGCGGCGGCACCATATACGACGACATCGGCGCGAGCGGCACGTCGGGCGACATCATAAACAACGATTACAGTACCAACAACACGACGCAAAACGTAACGGTTACGATACAGAACTACGCCGAGGAGGTGGACGTTGACGCGCTCGTGCGGGAAATAAACGTAAAACTTGCGGAGGCGATGTAAATGCGGAAATTTATTTTGCATACATACGACAAGTCAAAATCATTTGATTTGAACGGCACCTCCGCGCTCGCGGCGGAGCCTTCGGGGCTTGGCAACGCTTTTTCGTTGTCTTACAAGGAAAGCGAAAAAGGCAAGCACCTTGTCAACGTTACGCCGTCTTTCGAGCCTATCACATTGAAGATATACTTCAACGCAGACGGCACGAACGGGTACGCGAATTATAAAGGGCTTTTGCAATTCTTGGCAGAGTGCGGCACATCGGCTTTTTTATTCGAGTATAACGACGGCGTAACGGATAAGTTTTGCGACGTGGTGTTGCAATCGAACACAAAAAGCGAAATATCCGAGGAGGGGCTTTTCGTCGAAACTTTCACGTTTGAACGCCAAACGTATTGGTACGAACGCGTCGAGGAGTCGTTTTCCTTAAAACACACCTCGGAAGAGTCAACGGCTTTCCCGCTCGGTTTTCCGTTCGGATTTGCGGGGCAAGTGTTTGTAAAGCGGCGGCTCATATCCAACAAGTTTTTTATCGACGCGCCGATCACGATTACCATTTCGGGCAACATCAAAAACAACATTGATTTGCGTATCGAGGACACGGACGAAAACGTCGTCGGGGAAATATCGCTCTCGACCAACAACACCGAAGGCACGGTAATTGTAATCGAGCCGACAAACAAAAAAATAACCGTTACGACGGACGGCGAAACGGTCAACGGATACGGGTTGACGGATAAAACAAAGCAATCATTTTTATACCTTCCGCAAGGCGATTACTATATCACCTCGAATATGGAGGACGAGGACACGGGCGAAATAGATATTGCGATCAAGCGGTATTTATTCGATTAAAGGAGGCGCGCGGTGTACATTGCGTTATACGACGAAAACCGAAACCACATCACGAACGTTGACAACGCAACGTATGATTTGACGACCCGCGTTTACGACAATGACTCCTTCAGCGGCGAGGGCGTTTGCGCCGAGGACGTGAACGACGCAAAAATTGCCGTCGTGAACGACGACGCGGGCAACTACAAATACGCGTGCTTTGCCGATACCGTAACGCCCGAATACAACAAGCGAACAATCAAAGGACTTGACTTCAAAACATTGTGGGACACGGAAATTTTGCTCGACTACACGCCACAAAACAGTTTTGACGGCAAGTTATCGGCGATATTCGAGAAAATACGGGCGGCGGTATTCGATGTCGCCGACGCGACGGTTGGCAAAATTCCCGTCGAAGTGGTTATACCAACGGACAACACGGACACGACGGAAGTTTACGGCGATTTGCAAGGGACGTACCAACTCGTCAACGCCTATACGTTTTTGAAGGGCTACCTCAAATATTACGAGTACAACATCGAAACAAAGTACGACATTGCGGCGGGAAAAATCGTTTTTACGTTTGTAAAATGCACAACCGTTTTATCGGTCGATTTAAGCGACTTTATCCACGAGTTGACAACAACATCGTCGGCGACAAACAAGACGGTTGCAACCATAAAATACGACGTTGAAACGCCCGAAACGGACGCGGACGGGAATATCATTTATACGGACGTGCAGGAGGTTGACGACGAGGGCAACCCCGTCGTTGACGACGAGGGCAACCCCGTATATGTCCCGCAATACAAACCCCGTCCGTCCACGATTGCGACGAAGTATTACTACCGCGACAAAGACAACAACATCGTACAGTCGGACGCGGAGGGGAATATTTCGGGTCGGCTTTACCCCGTCAAAACAAAATGGTTTGAGGCGGAATATCTTGCCGACGCACAGTTTAACGCCGTGTACGAACTTGCCAACGCGCGGTACGTCGATAATATCGTGATCGACAACAATATCACAATCGACCCGATCGACTTTTCCGTGTATCCGCTTTACACGAAAGTAAAATTGTATTACGGCGGCAAGTTGTACAAAACGTTGCCGATAAGCGAGAAAATAACGACACTTGACGGTAGCGGCGAAAGCACACAAATTAAACTCGGTTTTAAGAAAATTCTTTTGACCGAAATAATCAAAGGTTAAGGAGGACGGCAACATTGATAAAACCCGTAACATATCAAGGCGTTTTCAATTTCAAAGCAAATTTGTATGCGCTCGAAGTTAAGTCGCGGTTTATCGACCAAAGCAAGGCGGACGGCTATTACAAGGGATACGGCGACGAACTCGCCGCAACGGTTATCGGGCAGTCAATACAAATCGGCACGGGCGCGTTTGTCGTGCAAGGGCGTATGAACGAGGTAACGGCGGCGGAAACGGTAACGCCGCAAATGACAAACGGTTATGTCGGATACGTCGTTGCGCGCGTTGAAACATACCACCCGTCCGACGAGGAAAATTGCTCGTTTGTCGCGTATGTCGGGACAAGCCTTGACGCAATACCGCTCACCAAAGACGACATTTACGCCGCGGAGGCGGATACGGTCAACAAGGTATATGAACTCCCGATTTATTCCTTTGCAATATCGGGCGGCGCAATTACAAATTTGCAAAAACTTATAGGAGCGGTGGAAGATTATGCAAAGATCAACCAAATTGTTACCTCGGCACTTTCAACGGCGCAAACCGCCTTAACGACGGCACAGAGCGCGGAAACAAAAGCGCAATCCGCGGTCAATACGGCGGCGGGAGCAGTCGAAACCGCGGAGGTGGCGGACGGTAAAGCCGACACGGCTATATCGACGGCAAATACCGCAAAAAGCACGGCGGACGAGGCGGCGCAGACAGTACAGCAAGAACACGCAGAAATGACCGCAGAAATCGCAGAACTTGAGGCGGCTATTGCCGAAGGTCAAGGCACGATCGTAAAGCGCGGCGGGGAAATGCTCGCAACCTATGAAGTTGATAACGTCGTCGAAACCACCGACACGATCACCATTGAAGGAGGCGGCGTTTGATATGGATATAATTTTCAACGGAACTTCTTGCCCGATAAAATATTTGCACATCGGAGTACAGGGCAACAACCTCGTTGACAAAATCGTGTTTTGCGTACAGCGGAAAACCGACGACGGACTCGACTTATCGGAGTTTACGCCGTATGTAAAAATACAGAACACAAAGGAAAATTACATCGACAAAGACGGGAAACTCACAATCGACAAGTACGACGATCAATTGCGGCTCACATATCGGTTGCGCCGCAAAACGACGATGTACCCGTGCTTTGAAATGCAATTGCAGTTTGAGCAACCCGACGAAGGCGATTGTATAGTGTGGCAAACGGAGGTAATCAACGTTACGTTATCCCGCACAATCGCCGCGGATAAAGAAATCGAGCAACAATACCCGTCCGTCATACAAGATTTAACGGAGCGGGTCGAAACAATCGAAAACGTAAAAATAATAAACGGAGGTCAACCATAATGGCAGACAAGGAAGTTTTCGTAACTATCCTCACACGAGGAGGCACAACGGCGGAGTGGGAAAGCACAAACCCCACGCCCAAAAACCGCGAGTTTTGCGTCGAAGAAACGACGGACGGACGGCGTAAGTTTAAGATCGGCGACGGCACGACGGCTTGGAACGACTTGCCGTATGCGTCCCCCGAAGAACTCGCCGACCTTACGCAGGACGCGACGCACCGCACCGTAACGGACGCGGAAAAGGCAACGTGGAACGCAAAGCAGGACGCGCTCACGTTCGACGACGCGCCAACGGCGGGCAGTAATAACCCCGTCAAATCAAGCGGTATCAAAACCGCGCTCGACGCGAAGGCAAACGACGCAGACCTCGCCACAATCGCAAAGACGGGAAACCTCGCCGACCTTACGCAGGACGCGACGCACCGCACCGTAACGGACGCGGAAAAGGCAACGTGGAACGCGGCGGCGGGTATCGAAGGGGAAATCCCTACAAAGACGAGCGACTTGACGAACGACGGCGAAAACGGCACGGATAAGTTTGCGACCGAAAGTTACGTCAATCAAAAAACATCGCAGATTTACCGCTACAAAGGCTCGGTGGCTACATACGCCGATCTCCCTTCGACGCACGATGTCGGCGACGTGTACAACGTGGTGGCGGCATACGGCGACTATCCCGCGGGGACAAACTTTGCGTGGAACGGCACGGAATGGGACGCGCTCGGCGGCTCTATTGATTTGAGCGCATACGTCGAAGAGTCGGAACTTGCGCCGATCGCAAAGTCGGGAAGTCTTGCCGACGCAACGCAGGACGCAACGCACCGCGTCGTAACGGATACCGAAAAGGCAACGTGGAACGCAAAACAGAGCGCGCTCACGTTCGACGACGCGCCTACGGCAAACAGCAACAATCCCGTCAAGTCGGGCGGCGTGAAAACCGCGCTCGACGCAAAGGCAAACGACGCAGACCTCGCCGCAATCGCAAAGTCGGGCGACCTTGCCGACGCAACGCAGGACGCAACACACCGCGTCGTAACGGATACCGAAAAGGCGACGTGGAACGCCAAACAGAGCGCGCTCACGTTCGATACTACGCCGACGGCGGGCAGTACCAACCCCGTTACGTCGGGCGGAATAAAAACCGCCCTCGACGCGAAAGCAAACTCGTCGGAAATCGTCAAGACATCGACGGGGCTTACCGATAGTGCCGATCTTATGCGCTACTCGGATACGCTCACGATCAACTGCGGTGGCGTGTCGTAAAAGGAGGCGGCGGATATGGCGAACAAAACAGTACCCGCAACGATCAAACACCGCAGGGCGACGGCGGCGGAGTGGGAAAGTACAAACTATGTCCTCGCCGAAGGTGAGTTTGGCTACGACACGACGAACAAAATAACAAAAATGGGCGACGGTACAACGGCGTGGAACGCGCTCCCCGCATTTTCAACGACGCGTTTTACATTTGCCACCGCCGCGTGGGGTGATATATCCCGCATTGCCGCCGCGGGCGACGCGCAAAAGTATTTCAACGTCGGCGACGAAAAAACGGTCGAGTTATCGACGGGCGAGGTGATTACGCTTGTTATTCTCGGATTTGATCACGACGACTTAACAAGCGGCGGGAAGGCTCCGATCACAATCGGTATGAAAAACCTTCTCGCAACGCGATACCGTATGAACTCGTCGAGTACCAACGCGGGCGGTTGGGACGAGAGCGAAATGCGCACAACGACAATGCAAACGCTTTTGGGACAACTCCCGTCCGACTTGCAAGCGGTAATAAAAAGCGTTGATAAAAAAGCAACGTCGGGGAGTGCGTCAACGGCGATCACGACATCGAGCGACAAACTTTTCCTCTTTTCCGAAGTGGAAATCGATGGCACAACGTCGTCGGGATACGCAAGCGAGGGTGAACAATACGAATATTGGAAAACCGTTAAAGACGGTAAAACGTCCGCCGATAGGATAAAATACTTATCCAACGGCGGCGGCTCCGCCTACGATTGGTGGTTGCGCTCGCCGAACGTCAGCGGTAGTACCTACTTTCGGTGTATCTACTCGACGGGCACTGTCAACGTCAGCTACGCGCTCAACACCTACGGCGTGTCCTTCGGCTTTTGCGTTTAATCAAAATATCGGGTAATCCGCGCCCTTGTATGGGCGCGGGAAAGCCCGCAAGGAGGTAAATAATGACATACGGATTTAAGGCAACGCCCGCCGTACCGAATGGCGGCGACGGACTTATCGCAACCGCGCTCAACGGGGTTGTGTACACCGAAAACGGACGCGTACACGTCAAGGGCAACGCGGCACATTACGTCTATAAGCCCGACGGCTCGCCCGTCGGGTGGTATGCGCGCAACATCAAGACGTGCGACGACGTTTTCCTCGGCGCGGGCGCAAGTCCGACGATCGAACTTGAAAACGTTGACGTGGCAAATGCGGACGCGTGGAACGCACTCAAACAGGCAGACGAAACAACGGAAGAGGCGGAGGAATAAAACGAGGCAATGTTGGTATTGAAATCAAAACGCGGCGAAAGTGCAATGCAGTTTATCGAAACCGCCCGCGAATTGGAAATATACACGATAAAGCAATGTGCAAGATTTCCAAAGCGGTTTATGTTTTTAATAACGAAGGATATTGTTGCGCTTGCAAAAGCGGTATATAACAACGTCAAGTCGGCAAACAGCGTTTACCCGACGAACGCCGCCGAGGTGCAGTTGCGAAGAAATTACCTTATTACCGCAAATTGTGAGTTGCAATGCCTCATATCGCAATTGGATATTGCCCGCGAGTTTGTACGCAATACCGACAGTAACAAACCGATAAATAGCAAGGTTTGGCAAACGTGGCTTGACCTTATTATGACGGAGGCGAAATTGCTTTCGGCGTTAAAAAACAAGGACAAGGAACGTTACAAAACCTTGCTTGAATAGGTTGCACGCCGCAAAGTATCGTCGCGGCGGCTCCGCCAACAATTGGTGGTTGCGCTCGCCGAACGTCAGCAATAGTACCAACTTTCGGTATATCAACTCGACGGGCAATGTCAACAACAACAACGCGAACAACACCTACGGCGTGTCCTTCGGCTTTTGCATTTGATTATAGGCTCGACAAAGTAACCCCTCGCGGGTGAAATCAATGCCTTTGCAAAAGGGGCGTGCAACCTTTCCGCAAAACGGATAAATAAATACCCCGATGTAGTCAATCGGACGCTACTTGCATTGCCGTCTATTGTGGTATGGCGGTTTAATGGTTGGTACTACGGGCAATCCGAACTCCACAACGATAATAAGATTGTACGGGGTATTTTCTATCGAAATGAACAGCAAGGAACGGCACGAGGCGCGGTATCAGCGCAGAAAAGAAAAACGCTTGCGGCGCAAGCAGGAACGCAACGAGCAATACGGTGATTTTGACAAAGTATTTACGTTCGATAATCTTTATTGCGCTTTCAAAAAGTGTTGCCGCGGTGTCGGGTGGAAGGCAAGCACACAACGCTACAAAGCGAACGCCTTGCAGAACATCAACGACACTTTCAACTCCTTGCATAACGGAACATACAAAAGCCGCGGATTTTACGAGTTTGATCTCGTGGAACGCGGAAAGCCTCGGCACATAAAGAGCGTGCATATATCCGAAAGGGTCGTGCAACGTTGCCTTTGCGACAATGCGCTCGTGCCGATGTTTAGTAAATCTTTCATATACGACAACGGCGCGTGTATGGAACACAAGGGGAATGACTTTGCGGTGCGGCGGCTTGTGTGCCACTTGCAAAGGCATTTCCGAAAGCACGGCACAAACGGCTATGCGTTGGTATTCGACTTTTCACGGTACTTCGATAATATCCAACACGAGCCGTTAAAGCAAATTGTTGATAAGACATTTACAGACAAACACATTGCGCGGCTTGTAAATGGATTTATAGACGACTTCGGCGAGGTTGGGCTTGGTTTGGGTAGTCAAATCTCACAAGTGTCCGCGTTGATGTACCCAAACAGACTCGACCACTTTATCAAGGAAGTTTTGCGCATAAAGCATTACGGGCGATATATGGACGACGGATACCTTATACACGAAAGCAAGGAACGTTTGCAAAAGTGTTTGCAGGAAATACGCCGTATTTGCGCCGAGTTGGGTATCAAACTCAACGCGAAAAAGACGCAGATCGTCAAACTTTCCCGCGGGTTGAATTTCTTAAAGCGGCATTTCATTTTGACCGACACGGGAGGGGTTATAATCAAACCCGCACGAAAGGGTATAACGAAAATGCGGCATAAGTTAAGGACGTTCAAACATTGGCTCGACGAGGGGAAAATGGCGATCGAAGATATACGGACATCGTATATATCGTGGAAAGGGCATATAAAACATTGCAACGCATACCGCACAATGGTAAATACCGACGCGTTGTACGATAAATTATTTTTGGAGGGCGGCACACAATGACGGCGGAAGTAATCGCGCTTATTGTATCCATTGTCGGCGGCATTTCGGGTATAACAAGCATTATCGCATTTATTACATCGCGTAAGCAAAAGCAACGGGACGACGGCGCGAAAGAGGCGCGCATAAACGCAAGCCTTGAAACAATCAAGTTGCAAAACGAAAGCCTTTTACAAGGCAATCACCAAATCACGGCAAAACTTGACGGGCAAAATATTCGATTGTCGCGCATTGAGCAAATTGTCGAGGACGCAGACCTCGCTACAATCCCGCCGAAGATCGCCGCGTTGGAGGCAAGCGTCAAATCCGCACATCATAGGATTGACGGTATCGAAAGAAAACAATAAAACGGAGGTGTACTATGAATTGGCAAGAGATCGTAATTACGGTCATAAGCGCGATTGTAACCGCGCTTGCGTCGTGGGTAGTGTCGAAGATCACAACCTACATCAACACGAAGGTAAAGGATACCAAACTTAAAGGGTATCTCAACTCCGCCGTAACGGTGGTTGCAAGTGCCGTAAAACAGACGTACCAAACGTATGTGGAAAATATCAAAGGTACGGATTTTTGGACGGCAGACGCGCAGAAAAACGCACTCGCCGCCGCATTGGAAACGGCGAAGGCGCAGTTGTCGGGCGATGTGCAAAAGTACATACAATCCAACTTCGGCGATCTCGACGAATGGATTACAACGCAGATCGAGGCGGCAATTTACGACTTAAAAAACAAGTCGTCGGAGGTAACAAATGCGAGTGCTTAAAGGTATAGGCTTTTGGCTCGCGTCTTGTACTTGGGGTATAATCATAACGGCGGCGGGCTTAATTGTCGCGCTTGCGCTCCTTGTTACGGGACACCGCCCGCACCGCTTTCATTACCTTGTATATTTCGAGGTCGGCGCAGGGTGGGGCGGGTTTAGCCTCGGCGGCGTGTTTGTGGTAAACCGCAACGCCTCGCTTTCTATGAAACAGCACGAAAGCGGACACGGGTTGCAAAACATTATGCTCGGCGTGTTTATGCCGTTCGTGATAAGCATACCGTCCGCCGTTCGGTATTGGTGGCGCGAATACAAAGCCCGCCGCGGGGCGGCGTTGCCGCCTTATAATTCGATATGGTTTGAGGCGTGGGCGAGTGCGCTCGGCGAAAAACATTTTAAGTAAAATAAAGGGCTACCGCATTTTGCGATAGCCCTTTATTGACTTGATATTTACTTGCAACGCATTATTTCGATGTTGCAACCGAGGTGAGGCGCGTCGGGGGTGCCGCCCGTGATGTCTTTGATAACGCCTTCAAGCGCGAAACCGTTGCCAAACGCCGACAGTAAGGACGCGGCAAAATCTTTGTTGATATGTCCGAGTATTTGCCCCGTGCGGGCGTTTATAACCGCCGCGGCGTTCGGGTACTCGTTCGTCGGAGCGTGCTTGATAATAAGCGGGTCGCCCTCGCGGCTTTCCTTTATGTACGCTTGCCGATCGCCGAAAGATACTCCGACAATCTTTGTAAACGCGGGAAGGGATACGCCGCCGTCGGCTTGCATATAGACGGCAACCTCGACGGAATATTTGCCGTTTTCGTTTTCCGCAATATCGGTTATTTTAATGCGGCATTGCTCCGTCAATTGGTCGCCGAATTTTTCGGGGAAGTATCCGATGTCGCCGACATCGTGCGAGCAAACGTATAAATCCGCGTCGGAGTCGTAATCGGCAATCACTTCGTCGCCCTCGTTGCAACACGCGATATTGTCTTGCATTTCCGCATTGCCGTTTTTTATCAACTTACAGGAAAACGCGGGGGTGTTATTGTACCGAACGACAGGGCGCGCAACGCGCGCCGTAACAGCCGTCGGGGCGGCGGTGTATGTCGGTTGCGGGCGCGTCGGTGCGGGGCTTTCGGACGGCTTTGCCGCCTTTTCTTGCTTGCTCGCAATGACCGCAAACACGGTAAAGAACGCGCCGACGGCAAGCAATAGCAGGGCAACAACGGTTTGCCACGGTTGTATACCTTCGCCGTCCGCGCCGATCGCGCCACTTATGGCGGCGGCAAAGATAACGAGCGGCAACCACGCGCAAACCGCGATCACAATGCGCAACGACTTTTTCAAAGAGTAAAACCATTTCATTTTTAACAATCCTCCGTTTTTATAGATTTTTCCAACTCATACGCATAGGAAAGCAACGCGTTTTTTCGTCGCATATCAAGGCGCGCGCTTACCTTCAGCAACTCGCGGTCGTATTCCGACAGATCGCCCGCGCCGCCGCTCGATATGTTGACGGTATTATTATTGCTGCTATTCCCGATAATTTGTTGTACCGCCGCGGGCGGCGGCTCGCGCCCCGCGATAAGGTAGTCGAGGGACACCCCGAAAAAATCCGCAATGCGTTCGTAATGAACGCCCGAAGGCTCGCGCTTGCCGTGTACCCACTCGGAAACCGTTGTCGGGCGTACTTGCAGAAACCGCGCGAGGTCGCTTTGCCGTTTTCCTTGCCGATCTAAAAGTGTAAATATCCTTTCCGCAATAGACATAAAAAGACTCCTTTGCCCGTGGAAAAATTGCTTTTCGCGGCAAAGAAGTCTTGACTTTATCGGTCAACCGATATATAATAAATGCAAGGTTGTCGGCGCACCGATAAAAAGGTCGCTCGGTATCCGTTAGCCGTGCTTATTTGGCAGACTTTCGCCGCGGGTATAGTTGTTTGTAGCAGAATTATTATACCAAACGACCGAGAGGAAGTCAATAAGCGCGGCTATAAAATTATATCGACAAAACGAAAACGCCCCGCAAATGCGAGGCGTTTTTTGGCGTAAAAAATTTTTATTTTTCTTTGAAAAAGTGCAATAAAACCCTTGACTTTATCGGTAAGTAATGATATAATATAATTACAAAAACAAAGGAGGTGAGCGTATGACGGACAAAGAAAAAGAACAGTTGCTCGAACTTGTCAAGATAGCGATTGCAAATCCCGCGACGGACAAAATCGTTATTACCTTGAAACCGAACGGCAACTGTTCAAAAGCCAAAGCCCGAAAGGGCAAACCCGACGACGATAAATAATCGTCGATAGGCAGAGCGGGGCGGGAGCAACCGCCCCCTCGTAAGTCCTATTGTAGCACAAACATAAAACTTTGTCAAACAAGGAGGACGCAAAAAAATGAAAGAGGTATTTACAGTAAGGCGCAACCGCGGGAGCGTAACGCAAGGAACGGCGACGGTTTTGTTGAACGGTCAAGAAGTTATCACGTTCGGCGACAATATCACATTGACCGAGGGCGGGCAAACCCGCGGAGCGGAATACGGCGAAGTTATAAACGGGTGGCAATCGGACAAACGCGACGAGGATTTTATCAAAGGCGTTACAACCCCGTTTTACACCAACGCCGAGGCAATCAAAAGACGAATAGCCGAAATAATCGGCTAAAATTAAGCCGTGCGGGCGGCGGTTATTCCGCCCGAAAGGAGGTATAAAATGACGATTGAAAAAAACGGCAAGGTGTACACGGTACGCGAGAATAAGAACTCGTGGACGGTATCAACCAAATTTGGGCGCGTGTCTTTGGTGTACAACGTACCAAAGACGGATTGCTCGACATTCGATGACTTGAAGGCGTATGTCGCCGAAAGCGATCTATTTTAAGGGAGGCGGCGGATATGGCAAGGAGTGAGGCGCAGAAAGCCGCCGACAAGCGTTATGCGGCGGCTCATAAGGGCGAGTTTATCACTTGGACAACAAAGTTAAAGCCCGCCGAGGCGGCGGCGATTGACGCAATAATCAAAGCAAACAATATGTCCCGTGCGGACTTCTTACGGTGGGCGGCGGACAAAATAAAAGAGTAACACGCGATACAAGAAGGCGGCACTCGATATAGTCGGGTGCCGCTATTGCTTTACGGAGGCAGAATATGAAGGGCATAAAATATAGCGCAAAAGAAAAGGAAAAGGCGTTGAAAATGTGGCTTGTTGAAAAAGAGGACATTTTCCGCGTAAGTAAAAAATTTAAGTGTACGGAGCGCAGTTTGTGGCGGTGGAAAGCACAATACAACGGGACGCTTGAAAGCCTTACAAACCGATCGTCCCGCCCGATAACGCCGCATAAGTTATCACATACGGTGGAGGAGCGCGCGGCGATCGTAGCGATCTTTACCGAACACCCCGACATCAGTTACACCGAGGCGTTGGGCATACTTCGGACGGAACACGCATACAAGCGTACATACGGCGGATTTTATCGGTATGTCGTAAAAAATCACCTCCGCGGCACTCCCGTAAAGCAAACCGAGGAATACATACCGCAACCATACGAAACGCCCGAACACATCGGCGTAAAATGGCAAATGGACGTTAAGTACGTCCCGCGCGCTTGCAATCACGGGAAATTTGCCAAAGAATGGATATATCAATATACAATGATCGACGAGGCAACCCGCGAAAGGTTTTTATTTCCGTACAAAGAAAAGAGCGGATATTCGACGGTTGATTTTGTAAAGCGTGCGATCGTGTACTTCGGCTACGCCCCGCAAACTATACAGACGGACAACGGCACGGAATTTACAAACCCGAAAGGAACGGGAGAGGGAAAGAAACACGCTCTCGACATCTTACTTGACCGCCTCGGAATAAGACACCAACTCATACGCGTTTATACGCCGCGCCACAACGGAAAGGTGGAACGGTCGCACCGCACCGACTCGGAGTTTTTCTACAAAACATTGACGTTTGAAACCTACGAGGAATTAAAAGAAAAAATGGCGGCGTGGGTGGTGCGGTACAACAATCGCCCACACTCGGCATTGCGGAATAAAGAGGGTAAGCGCGTGTGGCTTACGCCGTTACAAAAACGCGAGCAATTGATCGAACTACTACACGAGGACGCGGACGCGCCGCGCATAAGGTTTATAAAGAATAGGTAACGGAAAACCGAACGGAAAAAAGGTAGGGCGGCGACTCTTTATCGAGCCGCCGTGATTTGCCGCGCCTTGTTGATAAGTCGGGCGGCGGACAACGCTTGACTTTTGGCGATAAAAATGCTATATTGGACGAAATAAAAAATTTTCAAAAACTTTTTGAAAACATATGAAAAACGTTTGACAAATCTACAA